CTCGCAAACCCCTTGACCGTAAGCGGTATCTGCTCCTTGCCGAATACGGTTGTGAGACGAAGCCTATCCCCGTACTTGAACTCGCGTATCCGTGGGTTGTGAAGGTGTATGGTAAAGGAAAACGTCTCCTTGTCTCCGTCTGGAGTACTGATGATGTTGTTGCGTCCTGCTGGTACTGCATTGCATTTGCCTACGGAAACCCATTTGTCATCACCGATATGATAATCCCCGTTGTCGTCATAATGACCCGTTCCCTCCTGAAGGTATTCAAGCCTGTATGCTTCAAAGTCAAGGATAGCCATCAGCTGATGATATAAACCGTTGGTGTCGTGCCGTCGTCTACCTCAGGCTCGCCTATTTCACCATATAGGGCGTTTGCCTTCTTTAGGATGGCCTTTCTCTGAGCATCGGTAAGCGTTCCCACCGACTTGTCTGACTCGGAGAAGTTTACTGCCTGTAAGAGAGAGATAAGACAGTCAGCCAGAGCACCCTTGTAGGAGATTGTTTCAGAGTTTTCCTTTGTATACTCGTCCTCTTCGACTATTCCTCTCTTGATGGCGATGTTCTCTACCTTCCCGTAAGGGATAGGGTAGATTACCTCGTCGATTAGTGCCTGGATGACTGTCTTCATATCATATACCTTTATTACTCAACTGGTGTTACAGAAGCCTTAAGCTTTGCTGTATCCTCCTCGTTCAGTTTGTTAACGGCCTTGATGACTGCAGCATCTGAAGCGTTAGACTTCAGGCCTGCACCGAACTTGTTGATTTCGGTGATGAAAGCAGCCTTGTTGTACTTGTTGCCCCATACTGTTACGTACTGGTCCGTTGTATCAGCAGCCTCGGCTGTCTCGTCAACAGACTGTGCCTTTGTCACGTCAAGCTGATAAACCTGCTCTACGTTCTCGATTACAGGAAGTACGTAAGCCTGACCAGTGGTTGCCTCCAACAGAGGATCTGTCTTAGAGAACTTTGCAATCAGCTTATAGGTATCGATTGTCTGATACTGTACACCTGGAACAGGGTTAGACTGCTCTGCGAGACGTCCGTAAACGAGAGCACCTACCATAGTAGAGCATACACCGATAACCATGTTTGCGTTCCAAGGCTTCACGCTGTTGCGGATACCGTCCTTCTCCTTGATGACTGAGCGGTCGATAACACGGAATGTTGCACCAGTCTCGTCCTCGAAAGCCTCGTTGAAACGGCTTGCTGTAGGTACAGGGAGATTTGAGATGCTTGTGTATACATGTCCGTTATAGTTGGCAACGAGAACCTTTGCACTGTCTGTCTTGCGCAGCTTGTCATATGTAGACTTGGCAATCCAGAACTGGATGATAGTATCTCCATTGGCGTCTGCCTGCTCCTTCATGTGCTTCAGGTCTTCAACAGTGAGTCCTTCTGCCTCGTCAGCAATACCAAACTGGTTCTTCTCAGGATAATTGAACTTGATACGCAACAGTGAATCTGGTGCATCCTCATCCTTTACGGCAACGAAACCGTTAGAGAATCCATAGAGGAAAGCATACTCGTTCTGCTCGTCAATACCTGTAGAACAGAATACCGGGTCCTGAATAAGGCGGCGGCGAATTTCCATTGTCTGGCCACCCTGTGCCTCCATGACGTTCAGAGCATTGATATCAGACTCCTTCAGGAATCGTTTGATACCCACCTTTGGCAGCTTGCCGCCAGCCTGTGCGATGGTATCACGAGCCTTCAGAGGCAGTGGAGAGTCTACAGCCACGTAGTCAGCAGCTACGTAGGTGAGGTTCAGAGTGTCAGCCTCCCACTTGTTGTCAGGAGAATAAACACGACGGAGGATGCTTGTATCCTTATGCAGGTAAGTCAGCTGGTTACCGCGCTTACCGTTGATTTTCTCGATCAGGGTCTTCAAGACCGGGAAGAACGAGAGTACATACTGTATAAATAATGACTGGTTCATATTGTCTCAAAGTTTAATCGTGGTCAAAACGGATAGTTGGAACAGCTGTCTTGAATGCAGCAGCGATAGTAGCGAAGTCATATGGAGCGGCTTTGTCGTTCAGCTCTCCGGCAGTCATGATGCCTACCATAGGGCCGTCCTTCTTCCAATCCACAGTAGTCATAGACACGCCTGCATAGACGTGCTCAGCGGGCAGTGTGCCATAGGCATCACCTGCAACGTTCAATGGCATGGGCTTGTAGACGTCACCCTTCTTGATGATGACGTGACCTGTCTTGAGGACGTCCTCGTTGAAACCATCCATATCAAGCACCTTGCCACCC